CTCCCCCCCCCCCTGTAGTTGGGGGGCTTTTCCTTTTGTAGGTTAGTATTTATAAGCACTATTCCAGGTGCATATATGAAGTTATCTGCAAGTGGGTACAAGAGAAGCGCCTGGAACATCACAAGGACTTCTCCCCTGCGCAGGTGTATACCTGAACTCGAAATTTGTTAGACTCACGCGAGGCCCTCCCTCACCCTCAACGCGCCCAATTGCCCCCATAGGGGGTGTCTAGCGTATAAATGAGGGGGGGGGGGCCGTCTAGACGTCTAGATGGCCAGCTGTGGGCCGTCTAGGGCGGACCAGGAGGGCCGTAGAAGCTCGCTGCGCGGCCTAATGGCTATTGCTAGTGCTATCCTATGCCTATCGCTATAAGCTCCTTGTAGGGCCGCTGGGAAGCTCTGGGAGGCACTAGGGAGGCACTAGGGAGGCACTAAGTGGGCCGTGGGGACGCGCTCCGTCTTGCTTATTTTGTGCGCCTATTGCGGGCTTCCATTGTGGGCTTCCAGTGCCCGCATTGTGGGGCCATAGTGGGGGCCATAGTGGGCCGCCCAGTGCGCCGTGGTGCTATCGCTAGTGCTATCGCTAGTGCTTTACATTGTGCCGATTATATGCTACTCTGCGCGCTCCCCACTGAGGCGCACTTCCACTACCCACCACACGCCGTCACCTAGTGCTATCCCTTCACCCTTACTTTCATTCGAAAGCTAATAAGAAATGATGTTACAGGAGTAGGAGGGTTTTAGGGCACTACATACATACTACTTACTACTACTCACTAGTATCCCCTAGTAATGCCCTATATTACGACCGTAGGGAGTAAGCATTACCTACACAGTAACTGCATTGCTCCGTGTCCTTTCACTTCGTACGGACACTACGCACTGCTTTATGTAGTATTAGATAGTGTTAGGTAGTATTGGTTAGTATTGGTTAGTGGTGGCGAGCAGTGGCTACAGCTAGTAGCTGCATAGTGCTACCCCTAGTGCTATCCCTAGAATAGAAGCATTGGCTAAGTATTTGCCCCGCTTACCCCTTTTGCTCTCAGTGATAAAAGTTTAAAAAAAAGTGCTTGCTTCTTTTGGTTAGTTAGCGCTATAGTTCAATCACCGGGAGGCACTGAGGCGCTGAACGGGGTAGAGTCGGGAGACTCCACCGGATTAAAGCTAGATAGTGTGAAGGGTTAGATACTCGATAAAAAGAGTTGACACCGCGAAGAACATAGGCTAGATTGAATCCCGAAGTAAGCAGTTAGGTAGTACACAGAAACAAACGCTTGACAAGTTCAGATTCACCTAGTAACTTAGATAGCGAACAACGTAGTAAGCTGATTTGCGGGGAGGCCCAGTACCTTGACTGGTACGATGACGACTGAGCCTATACAATCAGTGTAGTAAAGAAGTAACGTCAAGAGCTGAGACGACAAACGGCTGGGGCGCTGAGGCGCTGCCCCTTAAAAGAATAGCGTCGAGACCTGAGCCACAGGTTCCACGGTTGTGCAGTGGGTAACAAGGTGAAAGATTAGCGTCCAGCTAGATACTGCTAGGGCGTTAATCTTTGACTTTGATGGAGGACACAATGAAATATCGTGAGAAGTTAGCCCAACAATTCGCCGGACTTGAGAAGTTATCTGGTCCGGAATTGAGAAAACGCCGGGACGCGTTGAATCGTGCCGGGTATATGCGGATGAAACAATCTGCTACATTCAGCACGAACGTACGCGGTAAGACCAAAACAAGGGGAAGTAGCAAGGCCCCGCAAGGCTGGTACACTGCCGGGCAGTTCGGACGCTAATTACAGCCTATAGCATCCTACGGGGTGCTATGTGAAGTAATTCGATAAGTAAACAACCAATCAAAGAGGTGTATCATGACTAATATGACTAATGCAACCAAAAAAGTATTCAAATTAACCGCCGCCGGCAATATCCGTAAAGCACTGCGCGATGTAGTAGAAGCCAAGCGTAATATCACTATCAGCGCTCTGTTCCACGGCCTGATTAGTAGCAACGTTTCTTGGGCGACGGATATGCAGCGCAGTGATGCCGCTGACTTTGATATGGTGCTGCGTACACTGCTGCCCATCAAGTTCAACAAGGAATCTGGCAAGTACGAGTTCCACGCTAAAAAGTGCTATGCGTCGGCTGAGAAGTTGGGTATTGAGCTGGATACTATGCGTCTGGACTATAAACAAGCTGACAAGCAAGGCCGTGAAGAGATTGTTGCCAGCTTCTACAGCGCTTGTATGGCCCTGTACAACGCTGAAGCGGATAAGGTGAAGAATGATGCCTTAGATGCCGATGCCGTGCGTCTGCAAGCTCTGGGGCGCGTTAAAAACGCCATCAAGAAAGCTAAGGAAACTGGTGTAAGCGATTCCGATCTGGTGAGTATGCTCATCAGTCAGGGTGTTGATGTGCGTGCTGTACTGGATGCAACTTTGAAGGTGGCGGCATGAGCATGGAACTTGTAGGACTCATTCTAGTGATTGCGCTACTGGTCATAGTAATAGCAGAGTGCAGACGCTTATGATTATCAAGTGCTGGGCCTTATGCCCAGCGGCCAACGATACCGACGCCTTTGACGTGCCAACCCGGGGGCGCCATAACAAGTGGTGCTACGAAGGTTTAGGGGAGTACGTATAGTGTCAAGCCTATAGCGCCTTAGTGGGCGCTATGTGAATGCCACTAATAAGTGAGGTTTCAAATGAAAGCAAAGATAATCCATCCGGGGCACGTACTCTGGCCCGTGTGGTGCAACCAAGTGCACCCAGAGTATAATTACACTGTGATGATATTCTCTGACCTAGATACTGATCAGGAATTCCCTTTAGACCTCGTTGATACTTATACCGAAACGGCGGCGCGCACTCTGCTGGACGCCGTGAATCTAGGTGTTATTACCGACTGGAAGCAACTTTATGGCTAGTAAGTACGGGAAGAATCCTGAAACGCTGCTGATGCGTAGGCAGCAACCAACGATCGAGGGACTGGCGCGGGAGTACAGCGCGAAGGCAGCACTGCGTCAGCACTATGAGAAACAAGCGAAGCGCCTGGGTATGACCCTGCGCGGTTACTGTCAACGTTTTAATGTACGAGGTGTAGTATGAATGAACTAGTTAAGTATGATTTATACAGACGCCGGAATGGGTTACTGTACCGGGTGTCACTGCATGGCGCACTGTACGGGCCCGCTGAGTTTTACGCCACCGGTTGTTGGGTACAATCACACCTAACAATTTTTGGTGTAATAACAGGTAGTGCGAGCACGCTAGTGGCCCGCAACGTAGTATTCAAGGATTAAATATGCTCACAGTAGACGAAACAGCGCTACTGTGTTGGCGCTTGCTAGAGACGCAAGGCAAGTGCGGCTGCAGTTGGGAAACATTCAAAGAGGTCCCTAATGAACTCAAGCGAATCGTACCGGTCGAGCGTAGGCCCCTCCGAGTTCGTAAGCAGGATTCTACGGTGGTGCTCACCGCATACCGGGAGTATACAGAATCTGCCGCGCGGCAGTTGCAAGAGCACCTTGCATTCAATGTGGTTGCAGCGCTACGGCAGTATGGATATAGGGGAGCTTTTACGCGATTTAAAGCCGCAGTGCGAGCCTATTACAAGCAGCAACAACTCTCTGCGTGGTATGCACGCTGAACTTTTAACGTATGATGAGATACTAGTAACACCGGAGACAAAGAAAATGCAAGAGACTAACAAAGTAAACGTAGATGCAAACGTACCTGCAAATGTACCTGCCTACGAGGGTTGGACCATCAAATTTCCAGAAGGGGCCAACGCTCTTCCGCTGAAGAAACAGATGTACTCTTCCGGGGATTACTGGTGCCAACTTCCCTACCTATCAACTCGAGGCCATGCGCGCGTGCAAAGTAACAAAACCCGTGCGCTTTTGAATGGCATTTATATGTGGTCAAAGGTGCTGCCGGGATATATTGTAGCACTTGGCAACTTTACAGCTGCAGGAGAGGAGTTGAGTGTATATACTGGGCCGCTGGGAGCAGTTGATATTAGTGACACTCTCCTGCATAAGCTCCTTGACCGTGCAAGTACCTGCGACCGGGCATTCGGTTTATACAGCAGAACCTTCTATGATGGCCCTGACGTAGTTACAGAGCGCGTAGTAGAGGCGGTGCAATACTTCACTGGATACAAGGTGCACAAACAGGCTATAGAGTTGTTCGAAGAGATTATGCTAGCACCTACGTACTCCCTCCGGGCCAAATACACTCGCGGCGCGTACAGTGAGCGTGATGGAGATTACTGGGCAGCAACCTTGCTTATGCAGTTGCACGGGTTCGTGGTGTCTAGGTTTGCAATCCCGCTGGGTTTTGGATTCCGAAACGGTGAGCCTGTAGTAATGCTGGGGCAGCCGCGACTACACAAAGATTATGCTGCAATTACCGAGTATCGCTGCGTGGAGATGCGCGTGGGTAAATGGCTTGCTAACTACTACGGTAGTGGGGTAGACTTCCGGGAATGTATTGAAGACCTCAAAGCTATGAATGTAGACCCAACCACGTATCTTTGTAAGACCGAAGAGGAGTGGTACAACGCATACGAGAAAGGCCCGCGTAGCTGCATGACCGGATACAACTTCGAGTATAGCCCGGTGCGTGTATACGCTACGACGAGTCACGGCTTGCCGGATAATGGGCTGCGCTTGTTCATCCAGTATACCGGTGAACTTTTTGGCGACGACTTTAAAGTGCAAGCCCGCGCTATCGTTAACATCGAAACCAACGAATACGTCCGTGCATACGGAGATGCTGCGGACGCCATTCTACGTGCTAATGGGTATGAGCACGATACAGACTGCTTAGATGGCGCACTACTGGCACGCATTCCGCACCCAGAGAATGAAGGTGCCGTGCTTATGCCGTACTTAGACGGGAATCAAGATGGCGTGGATGAAGAGGGGAATAATGCGTTCGTTATCTGCGACTGCTATGACTATGAAGCACAGGATGCTGACGGGTACATTTGGATTGATGACGATCGCTGCGCTTGTACAGAGTGTGGGGAACGTTTCGACGAGGAGGACATGTACGTATCTTGTGACGGTGGTTATGTATGCTCGCACTGTATCGGTGATACTTACGTACAGGTAGTGGGCCGCAGCGTAGTGTACCCATCATGGGATTGCTCATGGTCTGACTACCACGACTCTTGGGTACTTGACCAGGACGTAGCAGATTGTGCTGTAGAGGGTACAGTGCATGATGAAGAGCCAATGGTGTGCGTACAAGGGTACAATGTTCTGAGTGTGCATGCCGAAGAGCACCCAGTGCACGGTATGATTCTCACGGAGTATGCTGCGTCCGTATTGGATGAACCCTACCTCGGTAATGAAGAAGCCGAAGAAGACAAGGAAGCTAAAGCAGAACAGGAGGCAGCTTAATGTATGGTGTTGACCTTAAACTACTGACAAAGATACTAACAACGCACCGACCTAGCTGGGGCAGTACCAAATGGTTTGAGCCGCTACTTAGTAGCGCTCTTGCTGGTGCAGAACACTACGTTAGGGACGCTCATGGTAACTACTTTGTGCTTATTGGTAACTCTGAACAGAGTGACGTAGCATTTACATCACACCTCGACACAGTGGCCCGGCCTGGTAGTGCTGCGCCAGACATTGCAATCACTAACAAGGGCATAATGTTCCTGCGGAATCCACAGGTGGCGGATTGTCTAGGTGCAGACTGCGGTGCTGGTATCTACCTGATGCTAGAGATGATTAGGCACGGTGTGCATGGGCGCTACTGCTTCTTCGTGGATGAGGAGGTAGGTTGTGAGGGCAGCAGAGCATCAGCCAAAGATGATACAGGGTTCTGGACTGGGGTCAAGGCGATGATTAGCTTCGACCGCCGGGGTGATGGTATCATTACGCATCAACGGTACATGCGCTGCTGCTCTGATACGTTCGCAAAGGAACTAGCGGCCCGACTAGGACGAACGGAGGCGCACTTACAGAAGGGGGTATACACGGACTCCGCTGAGTTCGTAAGTATTATCCCAGAGTGCACTAACGTAGGCGTAGGGTACATGCACGAACATACACCAGACGAGGTGCTGGACTTAAACATCCTTGGTCAGGTACTGGAGCGTGTACTGCAAGCAGGCACATTCAAGCACCTACCGATTGAACGGGATCCAAAGGTAGTGGAACCGGATGCGTGGTTATCTGCCTCTGCGTATCCTTTTGATATGTCACTAGATGTTCCCTATGCGGAAGACCCGCATTTACTTGCAGCATTCAAGGAGGTGTCACAGCTTTCTAAGCAGCAACTGATTAGTTGGGTATTGGATAACCCAGCAAGGGCGGCGGAGTACATCATGGTGTTCTCCGATTATGGCTTCAAAGAGGAACTGATTGAACTTGGCACCCGAGTTGTAGAGGACTGGGGTGGATACGAGAATATTGTGGAGGGTTGATTATGTCTAAGTTTAAAGTTGGTGATAAAGTTGTCCGCAAATCACCCGACGACAGTTCATCGTTTAAGAAGCACCAAGGGGATTTTGATTACTACACAGTTACAGATATGTCCCCAAGCGGCCACTGGCTGCAGTTGGACAACTTTACTATCGACGATGACTATTACCCGTGGTGTGCAACTAACTTCGAGCTGTACCAAGAGCTGGACGACGAGCTGCCGCCTGCACCAACCTCAGTACTCTATTACCATAGCACTGCGGATGCATATAACTTGCAGCATATGATCGTGCAACCACATTGGGAGTTAGAGGGACATCTCAGTATCGCTATCGTGAAGAGCGGTAAAAAGTTCGATCCCCTGGCTTACGGTGATGCATTATCCCTCAACCTGGAACCCGATGCAGCCTTGCAGTTGGCACATGACCTATGCCGCATGGCTATGGATATTAAACGTAAGGAGAAAGCACAGTGAAGTATGAGTACAACCCGGATACCGGGGAGATACTGCGCTATGGGAAACCGGTAGGGTCTAAGGACTCCTCCGGGTACCTGGTGGTGTGGGTGGATGGTAAGTGCTGGCGTGCCCACCGTCTGGCCTACCACCTACAAGGCTTGCCGGTACCTAGACAAGTGGACCACATTAATGGAATCAAAGATGATAACCGGTGGGTCAACTTACGTGCAGCCACTAACTCTCAGAACCAGTACAACCGCAAAGGTTGTGCTGCATCAGGAAACCTAAAGGGCGCATACTACAACAAGGCTATGCGCAACTGGTACTCCCTAATTCGTGTAGGTGGTAAGCGTAAATACTTAGGCTCTTACCGTTCGGAAGCTGAGGCCCACGCAGCCTATGTAAAGGCCTCTCAACAAATGCACGAGGGGTTTGATGTATGGACGAGCCGTGGCTTAGAGCCTGCAAGCGCCTAGCGATAGGGCAATCGAGTAGGTTCCGCTGCTGCGGCAAGACTCCTGCAGCGGTAATCTACAATAAACCTGACACCTGGAGCATGTACTGCTTTAGGTGTCACAAGACTGTTAATGAGCGCAAGCAGTACCAGCGCATACAGTTACAGGAAGAGCCGAGGGTGCAGCCCTCTGCACCTGCAGATGCAATTTGCATTAGCCAAGCGCCTGCGGAAACACAGAATTTTATTTACGGATTCCTTGCTACAAAAGGAATCATGCCTGAAATGGTGGGGGATGCAGAATGGAGCAAAGAGAAACAGCGGATACTATTCCGTGCCGGGGGTGCTGTACTGGGCCGCGCTGTTCATGCCCGACAGCAACCGAAGTGGGTAATGTACGGCCAGCCAATAGCTTTCGCTGTCGCGGCACCTGCCGTAGCACCGGCTGTAGCTGCGGCCGCACCTCTAAAGGTCGTGCTCACCGAGGACTTACTCTCAGCCCGGAAGATACAGCACGCAGTTACGAGCTACAGTGCGTTGAACGTGCAGGCTATAGCTATGCTGGGTACACGCTTGCCCACGCAGCTAAGGGCCTGGCTGATTCAGAATCGCCCGGAAGTGATTCTGATGCTGGATAATGACCCGGCAGGGCATGCTGGGGTAGTAGCAGCACGCAAAGCACTGCGCCCGTTCATGCAGTGCCGAGAACATTACTTCGCTGCGGATCCTAAGGACGCAGAAATCAAAGAGATACTGGAGGCGCTTAATGCTTAAGAACAAATACAGGGTAGTGCAGGACAACTACGCAGGATTTGAGGCGCAGGTTAAGTTCTGGTGGTTTCCGGTGCGCTGGTGGCAACTGTGCAGATCTGGGCGTGGGGTGGGTACTAACACGTACCCCAATCTTCATGAGGCAGAGAGCCTGTGTCGAGTACATGCCAGAAAGAGTACCATCTACAAAGTGGAGGTTTAATTGGACCTAATAGTAGTCAAGGCAATGTGCACACAGAAGGTCTGGAACCGACTGCGAGAGCAGATACCCAAGTCTATGCTAGCGCCAGATACATCAAACCTACTGGACTGGGTGGGGCTGTACTGGAACACGTACCCGGAGCACCAGGAGGTGCAGTGGGACGCGATGCAAAGCATGCTCAATCTCCGGGCCGGACACTTGTCCCGTGAAGAGCGGGTGATTATGGACGAGCTTATGCGGGGAGTACAAGCCGTGCCACAGGATTCTGTGGTGGGGATTGTTCAGACCCTGAATGAGTTAGCATACAGTGGGGAGGTTGCTGCACTTACACAGCGCTACCAAGACGGTGAGGAGGTTGATTACCTGCTGGAGATGAAGCACCTCCAGCGCAAGTACGGTGATGGTGCTGCTGTTCATGATTCGCTACTGGAATGGGAGAGCGGAAGTGTTGATGAGATACTTGCCGCGACTGATGAAAGTGGCGGTCTTAAGCTGGGTGTGTTTGAGCAACTGTCGAGTAGCATTCGTGGGCTTCGCGGAGGTGATTGCATCGCCGTTGCTGCCCCTGTTGATTCTGGTAAAACTAGTCTACTCGCTGCTATTGCCGTGGACTTTGCTAAGCAGATGCAGCAACAACCCGAAGTATATGGGGACCGTCCGATTCTGTGGTTGGTTAACGAAGGCCCGGCGACGCGTACAGTGCCGAGGGTATATCAAGCGGCGCTGCATTGGACTTTGGCTGAGATTAAGGACAGGCACAGTAGGCAAGAGTTTGTGCCAGCCTATCTGGAGAAAGTAGGCAGGGCTGACCGCATCCGTATCAAGGCAGCGCACTCCCTTACGATGGCCCAAATCTCTACACTCATGGAGGAGATGCGTCCGGCGGTAATCATCATAGATATGGTGGCTAACATCCGTGGTGGTACTATGGAGAGCGAACACCAGAACCTAGAGGCGAAGTGGCAGGAGCTGCGTATCCTGGGGTGTGAGAATGACTGTGCTGTTATCGGTACTATGCAGCTTTCGCTTGAAGGTTACAACCTGCTGTTCCCGCCGCTCACGGCGATGAAGCAGAGTAAGATTGGTGTACAAGGTGCTTTGGATTTGGCGATTATGATGGGGTGCTTAGACAGGAACGAGCAGCCGCACATGCAAAACATTCGTGGTATCAGTACACCCAAGAACAAGATGGCGCTATCAGGCAAGGAATCGCTACTGCAATTCGAGGTAGCATTCGACCCAGGTAGATGCCGCTTTAACGAAGGGCAGATTAACAAGTGACTTCCCTAGCGCCTTCCTAGAGGGCGCTATGTAGGTACATGGTATGGGAGGTATAAGTAGTATGACAACCAGTATAATGCACATCGATTTGGAGACAGAGAACCATGAATATTATGGCTCTAAAGCAAGCCCATACTGCCCTGACAACTATGTTGTTGAGTCAGCATGGCGTATCGACACAACACAAGCTGACGGTACTACCACTGTTGGCGCGACTCAATCAGTGCGCTTCAATTCAAGAGCTGATTTCTTGGCGGGAAACAGTGCAGCAGAAGGCTGCCGGTGGTTTCATATTCCAGAGGATTGTTGGCTTATTGTTGCACACAATGCCGCCTATGAAATCTCCTGGTTCCTCACGTATCAGAGACAGCAGTTCGAAGCCTTCCTCAAGCGCGGCGGCAGGGTGTTCTGCACGATGCACGGAGAATACATCGCCTCGGACTTTCAGAGCATGTATCCGTCACTGGACGAGACGGCTCCTAAGTACGGCGGTACGCACAAAGTAGATGGGGTTAAGATTCTCTGGGAGCAAGGTGTATTAACCTCCCAGATTGATCCTATGCTATTGCATGACTACCTAGTGAATGGGGATATACCGAACACGGCCCTGTGCTTCTACGGCCAGTGCGCTACGTTCGCCCAGCGTAATCAGATGCAGTACGTGTGGGAGCGTATGGATGCGTTGCTGGCATGGGCATACTGTGAATGGTTTGGACTGTTCGTGAATATGCCTATTGCTCGCAAGAACCAAGAGGAGCAGGAGCAGCGTATCCTGGAGATTAAACAGGAACTGCAGCAGTACATACCGAAGGACTTGCCGGAGACCCTGGATTTCAACTTCGGTTCAGACTTTCATATGTCCGCACTGGTGTACGGCGGGCCTATCAAGTACCGCAAGAAGGTTCCCTATGACCCGCCGCAGTATGTTAAAGACGATTACTACCGCCTATTAGATGGTGGGAAGGTTCTGTGCAGGAACGTGGGTGGAGATGACTGGGACCAGAAGGTAGTTAAGTATGCCTCAGGGAAGAACAAGGGCCTTCCCAAAGTATTCCGCCTTGATACAGAGGAGGAGAAACTCAAATGGGAGGACGACCTATACTTCTGCCCGGGCCTGGTTAACATCCAAGAACTTCCAGAGGTGCTCCGAGAGAAGTATGCTGAGCGTGGGGAATTCAGGCAAGCACGGTGCCTGCAGGATGGGACACCAATCTACAGCACCAGCACAGATGCAATGGAAGCCCTAGCACGTAATGGATTTGAGTTCTGTCGATTGGTGAACGAACTAGGCGCTCTGGAGAAGGACACAGGAACCTACTACCTGCGAACAGAGTACAACGAAGATGGGTCAGTTAAAAAGACCTCGGGCATGCTTCAGTACGTCATACCTCAGAACTCCGATGACTCAGGTATTATTCACCACCGCCTTAATACTTGTGCTACTGTTACCGGGCGACTATCTGGCTCTAACCCAAACCTCCAGAATCTCCCGCGAGATGGAACTAGTAAAGTAAAACAGATGTTCACTTCCCGTTTCGGTGAATCCGGTCGTATCACTGAGGTTGACTACTCCGCCCTGGAAGTGGTTATGTCTTGTGTTCACACCGGAGACAGGAAGCTGTTGGGTTTGCTGCAGAACGGCACGGATATGCACTGCTACCGCCTAGCGTTCAAGGAGGGCAAAACCTACGAAGAGATGTATGACCTCTGCCACAACGCCAATGGGCCGGACTACAAATACTGGAAGCAGCAGCGTACGGACATTAAGCCTCCGAGCTTTGCTGCACAGTACGGGGCTACGGCTAAAGGGATTGCGTTTGCTACAGGCTGTACAGTGGAGTATGCGCAGTCGTTCCTGGATAACGAGGCGAAGCTGTTCCCAGACACCATCGGATTCCGGGCGGTAGTGAAGGAGGAGGTAGAGCGCACCGGGGCGGCTGGGCGCATTTACCGGGAGCAGGCGGATGATGGCAGCTACCGCATCTACCGCATTGGCACCTGGACCAGCCCAGCTGGTGCACGGTACAGCTTCCGCCAGAAGGAGCAGTGGAAGGAAGTAGTCCCTGGCCAGCGCAAACAAAAGGTGATGGACTACAAAGAAACTGAGATGGCTAACTACTGGTGTCAGGGTGAGGCATTCTTCCTGATGGCGGTAGCAGCTGGTATGGTTCTGCGTGCAATGCTGGCGCGTGATTGGTTCGATAATCAGGTGTGTTTGATTACGAACGTACACGATGCATTGTATCTGGATAGTGCTAATCCGGAAGTAGGCAGAGAAGCGAGCCTGTTGGTTAAGCAGTGTATGGAGGATGCGCCTAAGCGTATTCACCAGCTCTGGCCTAACTACGGCATCATTGGCGAAGTCCCGTTCCCAGCGGAAGCTGAAATGGGTACAAGCATGTACAGTAAGGAGAAAGTAGAATGACTATTAAACCGGGTAGTATTGTGGAGATACTAGGACTTGGGCCGGAACCCTTAGAGCCTAGACATCGTGATTACTTTGCACCAGGCACACAGCATCGTGTGATATCTTATGATCCTGAACTCTGGGAGGTGGAATTAATCAATCCAGACAACAACTCAGAGAAGCCTGGGGATGGTATTACCTTCTTCTCTGGGGAGTACAAACTTATAGCGGAGTGATGATAGGTGTACCCTCGGGTGGTGTAGGGGGTTAGGGTAACATGAGAATTAGCCAGGGTCAAGTAGATAATTAAATAAAATTATTTGTTGACTCTGGCTTGATTCTGTGATTTACCGAGAATTAATGTGATACGAGTAGGAACAACATAAGAGAGGCAAACCTTGGCTAAAATTAGTTTGATTAACCTGTTCAGCAAAGACCAGCACGAGGAAGTGCTGAGTTATCATAAAGACAACACGGCGGCAGCTGCAGCCTACACAGCTATGACGGATGGGAAATACCCAGTGTCCCGCCAGCTTGTACGCTACTGGCGCAGCATCTTTATGGATAATAATGGTAGCAAGGCAAAGGCTAATAATGCTTTGATGCAAGCCCGCAAACTAATCCAGCCCTCCCCAACGGATGACATTGGGGATACGTTTGTACCGGAAACCTGTCGACGTATTCTCGTTATCGGGGACCTGCACGAACCGTACACACACCCGGACGCGTATGACTTTTTATGCACTGTGAGGGATGAGTACTGCCCAGACATTGTGGTGCAGATAGGCGATGAGACAGATGGACACGCTATTAGCTTCCATGATAGCAGTCCGGAGTTAGACAGCGCTGGAGTGGAATTAGAGAAGGCCAAGCTCGGTCTGGAGAGGCTTCATGCTCTGTTCCCTAACATGCTCCTGTGCGACTCTAACCATGGCTCCCTTGTATACCGTAGAGCCAAAGCTCATGGACTCCCTGTACAGTTCATTAAGAAGTATCGGGACATCCTGTTCCCAGAGCACGGAGCGCCGGGGTGGAGTTGGGGTGATGCTTGGGATTTAAATACTCCGATGGGTACTGTGCGATTTCAACATCAAGTATCTGGGGACCTTCTGCTCAACGCAGCTCATGAACGTAAGTCCATGGTAATTGGACACTTCCATGGGAAGTTAGATATACAGTATGCGGCGAGCAGCACTGCTTTGTACTTTGGTGCGCACTGCGGTTGTTTAATCGACAATAAGAGTCTGGCATTTGCTTATGGTAAGTTGTCAAGAAGCAAGCCGATTCTAGGGTGTATGGTGATTACAGATGGATGCCCACAAATCATCCCCATGCTATTGGACGACACCGGCCGGTGGTGTTCTAGAGTACAACCCTGATACCGGGGAGTTCACATGGGTTAAAGTTGTTAGTAACCGTGCCAAGTTGGGAAGTACTGCTGGGCACGTAAGACCTGATGGGTACTTGGTATTGCCGTGCGGAACCCGTGCTAATGTTGCAGCGTGTATGTTGTTGGGCCTAGATGTTCCTGATGGATATGTGGTGGACCACATTAACAGGGACACCCTGGATAACCGCGCGTGCAATCTTAGGGTTGTGTCAAAGAAGGTTAATGCACACAACACGGGGCTCCGGGCCACCAACAAAACAGGTGCTCGCGGAGTCTCTTGGGATTCTAGCAGAGGCAAGTACCGGGCCGCTCTGATGGTGGACGGAAAGCAATACAGCAGGCGCTTTGACAGCTTAGAAGAGGCCTCAGAGTGGTACCACAGTGTGGCCGACAAACACGGGGTTAGGCAATACCAGCAACCTGCATAGATGTTCTTAAACCGTTAAGCCCTGCATCTGCACATAAATTTTATTTAAACTAAACGAGGACATAATTATATGACTATGAATGCACTGGATACTCTGAACTCCCTGGTAGCTGCTGCGATTGAAACGCAAGATGTTGATATGACGGAGACCGCCCAGGGTGGGGCATATGAGGACGTACTGCTGCCGAAGGGTGAATACTATGGTTACTTCACTGAGTACGTGGAAATCGGTAAGCGCCTCCCGACTAAGGGTGGTAAGCCTACTGGTAAGCCTGCAGCGGCAAACGTGCGTATCGGGGTTGTGGTGTACGGTCCGAACGGTGAGGTGAAGCGTATCCGTCCGTATCCGATGACTATCAGCAACTTTGAGCGCGCGGGCTTCAAGAAGTTCTTCGACAAGCTCAACTACGATGGCAGCATTAAGCACGCCGCACAGCGACTGGGACAGGCGTTTGTGTTCCCAGTGGATGAGCACACCAGTGCAGCAGGTAAGAAGTCCAACATCGTAGACCTCGCGGCAATCCGTCCGATTCCGAAATTCGACCCGAATACCGGTGAGCCGATTAAAATGCCTGAGCTGGATGCTTCCGAGATTAAGCTATTCTTGTGGAACAACCCGACCAAGGAAACCTGGGATAGCTTATATATTGAGGGGACCAAGGACGACGGTAAGAGCAAGAACTGGATTCAGGAGGATATGTATAAGGCAGTGGACTTCCCAGGCAGTGCTCTGGATATTCTGCTGAACGCTAGCTCAGTTCCTAGTCCGGCAGCTATGCAGACCCCAGCAGCCCCAGCTGCTCCTGCTGCTCCAGCTACACCAATAGCTCCGGCTGCACCAGTGGCTCCAGCGGCCCCTGTAGCACCAGCAGCGCCTGCTGCACCTCAAGCATAAGCAACCATACTACTAACTAATACGGCCCCGCCCAGGGGCCTTAGAGAGAGGGTTTAGGTGAATATAATCACATGGGTTAAGGAGCGTTACGTCGTATTTCTACTGTTACGCGCTGAGCACTTGCAAACGCGGGCAGACGACTATAGACGAGCAGCCTACCTTTACGCACGTAGGGCAAACCTAATAGGCAACAAGGTTAGTGTACACCGTTACCACTTGAATCACCAGTGTGCCAAGTCCAGTAGACGTGCATACACGTTGGGTGCGAAAGCTGCTGCCACTGAAGTTAAAGCGCACAACTTCATTTATAAACATAAGCTTAAGGGGTTTGATTGATGGATAAAGTATTGGATGCATATAAGAATCTGGCTATTACGGTTGGTGCTGCAGTGTATGATGCAGCGGCGTGCGGTATACACGATATTAGCCTGGACAACATCTATGATGCCCTAGACGAACTGGCCGCCTTGTACGGTATGGATCTAGAGTTAGCAGCCACTGCCTTCAAGGAGCACAACGACCTGGCGGCACATGCCGACAAGCTGAAGGGGGATGATCTAGCGGTTATCCGTGTGGTGGGCACGCTCAGCGTTGGTCTGGCGGAGATTGGCTCCTGCATCTACGACGTAGACCAGAGCCTGCGTACTCCGGAAGTAATTGGGGACATGCTGGGTACTGTACTGGTGCTGTCTGAGCTGGAGGGTAGTGATGCGTAACTTCTTTGCTAAAGCCTTTTACTTCCTGTTAGTAGCCCCTCTAGTACCAGTAGCCTTCCTGTGCTGGGTATTTGAGAAGATAGAAAACAGTAAAGCACTTATCGCATGGGAATCCTGGGCGCGTAAGCTAGCCAAGAAGGTTACGGGGGTCTGATGATTATCAACGGGGTTGACTTGTCCCAGCTCGGGGAGCAGTTAGCTCCGCAGAACGCTGGGAAGATTCTGCTGTACGACGCGGACTTTTGCGTGTACAAAGCCGCTGCTACAGTGAAACGGCTAGATACCGCGATACGCCGCTTCTATCAACTGGTGCTTGAGGATATGTTCTTGGTCGGTTGCTCAGAAGCAGTGGCGTATCTAACGCCTACGGGCTGTGCTAAGTGCTTGCGATGGCACCTCCCTACGGCTAAGCCCTACCAGGGGCAGCGCATTAATCGGCAGGAGCTACCTCTAAAGGCGCCATTGAAGCGGCACTTAATTGAGAATCCCGACCAGTACTATGAGCAAGGTATCCAGGTAGTTAGTAGTGACTTCTTCGAGGCGGATGACTTGTTCGTAATGGATTCATACGCTTTCGGAGAACGTGGTATTCTGATGTCACAGGATAAAGATTCCTGGCTCAGCCCCATGGCTAGATTTGATATTCCAACCGGTACAGTGTGGCCTGCACTGAAGGATCCCTTCGGCTGGATTAAGTGGGATGATACCCAGGCTATGCCGGTACGAGCACACGGCTTGAAGTTCTTCTGGTGGCAGATGCTAGCGGGAGATGATGCCGATAACGTCAAAGGCATCACGTTGCTTGATGGGAAGCCCTGTGGCAAGCGAACGGCCTTTGATGCTATCTACCCTATTACCTCAGAGCAAGACGCCGCAGAGTTCGTTGTAGCGGCTTATGCTAGAAACAACCAAGATGTACTCGCAGAGGCTGAATGCCTGTTCCTGCGGCGCTCCCAATCAGATTCTGCCTATCAGTATCTGATGTCACTGTTGACTACTCCCAGTCTACGTGACTGGGTGCAGTCGCTGCACGAGTACCATAAACAGCACATACAGTGGATACAGGAGCACCCAGACAATGGCGAAGATGTCTGCGAAGGAAATGAGCCTGCGGGCGATTGAGTTATACTACGAGGGGAAACATGATGAACTTGAAACTATTCTGGATGCGCTGCGTGAACGAGCACCCAAAACACATCGAAGAACGGTTGAGCGTTTGGATTCTATCATTCACGACAATGCTATGTTGGATTTAGTTGGGGAGATTGAATTATGAAATTGAACGTTGAGGCACCACGCCAAAAGAACAGAGAGTGTGTAACATGCGACCCCTGTCCCTTTTCGTACATGTGGGCCGTTAGTAGCCCTAGCGAAACTTACTACTGGTTCTTCTGGGCGCGCCCTACTAAGAAGCAACTACGCAGGTTGCAGCGCACCTACCGCAGAATCTTGGTAGATGGGGATTGTATTGCATGAGCCTGCGTAAAATTACACGGGCACAGATTCGCTCTGTGGCTATTAAACTCGCCAAAGACCAGGGAGGCATATGCCTCCTTTGTGGTAAGCCTTTGGACTTTACAATCAAGGGGGTGACTGGTGATTCTGTTGTCGTTGACCACTGTCATATTACTGGGCGTATTCGGGGTGCTCTTCATCGCTCATGCAATGGAGGAGAGGGCAAGGTGGCATCTGCCGCTGGGCGCTGGATTGTTGGTAGCATGCAATCTTCTGGGGCTATTGCTGAATCTCTGCGTAGGGTTGCCGACTACCTAGACCGGGAACCGACGGATATGTTATACTACACATATAAGACTCCGGAAGAACAGGCACAGGCACAGAGGCTCAAGGCACGCAAGGCCAGAGCTAGACGTAAAGCGCGGGAGATTATTAAATGAGCGATGCAGTAAATTCGCCTAAACACTACCAATTCTTTCCAGACTTGGAAGCTATTTCTGTGATTGCCCGCAGCATGACCCGGGAACAATTCTATGGGTACTGCCTGGGAAATCGGCTCAAGTACAGACTCCGTGCTGGTAACAAGGATAAGCTGGAGCAGGATATTGCTAAATCTGACAAGTACTTAGAGCTGTATGAGCAGCATAAGGGGGAGTGTATTGACACCGAGTGAGTGGTGCCACTGGATGTGGCAGAAAGCAATAGAGCGGGGTGATGAAAGCGCCGCTAATGATTACCTGGCGATGTATAATCTCTGGGTAAGTAGAAACCAGTAGTTAGAAATATCGGACATAACCAAGGAGATTAAGCGCCTATGATTAGCGCCCTGAATACGGTTGTAGTACCCGAGGAAGCACTGGTGGAACGCCAGTTGGAGCTTGAAGAGACTTACAAGATTCGCGGCATTGAACGTGCTCGCAAATTGATTACCGACGCTCTACAAAACGGCGGGATTATGAACCTGCCTATGACTCAGCGCATGCTAACCTCTGCGTACGACGTGGCCTCTGCAGCCATTGAGGAAATGCGTAACACCAAAGCCCCGGGTATTGGTGGAAAGTACCGCCGATTCCTACGCTTAGTCCCCTTGGATGTCCTAACTACTCTGAGCCTGTGCACAATGTTTGAGGCGTTCAGTGTTGCTCCTGGTGAGTCCGCCAGTCGCCGCCAAACAGCTCAGGCAGTGATGTCCGCTCTGGGTAGGAATGTACAGTCAGAGCTGCTGGCCCTACAACTACGTAATGTTGCCCCAGCGTATATGGACCGGGTATATGAATACCTCACTGAGCGCCGTACTAAGTCGCCTACGCACATTCTGCGTACGCTCCGCGCCAGTGCTGAGAACGTGCACTATGGGCATGAGCCTTGGACCAACGCTCAGAATATTTCTGTGGGACGTCTGCTGTGTTCCGCAGTGTTTGAGACAGGGCTGTTCCAGTGGAAGACTGGTAGCGGGAACTTGAGTATGCTCTATCCCGCAGATAATGTTATGGAAGCATTTCAGCAGTTAGTGGAATCTGCTGACACTGTAACTATGAAGCCTCCGATGCTGGTGCCTCCGGTGCCACATACTACACTGTGGGATGGTGGCTACCTCACCCCAATAGATAACCGTGGGACGTACCACAACTCACACATTGACCGCGCCAGACTGCGTGAAGTAGCGGAAGCATTTAAGTCTGCGGACGGTATCAAGAAGGCACTTAATAAGGCGCAGGAAACTCCTTATCGCATTAATAAGCGAATACTGGAACTGGTACAAGAAGCACGGGCCTTAGGTATTGGTGTAGGTATGCCGCGCTCAGTGCCAGAGCCGAAACCTGAGTGGTACTTAGATGGTGTACCAAAAGAGAATTACACCGAGGAGGAACTCGACCGCTTCGGAGAGTGGAAGACGCGTATGTCCTTATGGTACAGCGCAGACCGTAAGCGTGTGTCACAATTACGTAGCCTATTGACCACGCTAGAGATGGCAGAGGAATTCAAAGATGAGAAAGCCCTGTACTTCCCAACCTGTGTGGATTGGCGGTACCGGCTGTACTTCAAGTCCTCACTGCACCCCCAAGGTTCTGATTTGCAGAAGGCACTTCTTGAATTCGGACGAGGTAAACCTCTGGGAGAGAGAGGGTTATTCTGGCTTAAAGTGCACGTCGCTACCTGCTTTGGTTATGACAAAACCCTATTCGAAGACCGTGCAGCTTGGGTTGATGCAAACTTTGCAGAGATTGAGCAGCTCGCGGATTCCCCTTTTGATTGCCCTGCTTTTACCTCCGCTGACAGCCCTTGGTGCTTCCTGGCAGCCGCTATTGACTTGGTTAATGCTGTACGTTCTGGATGCCCAGAAGAGTACATTAGCCGAATCCCGGTTGCTATGGATGCTACAAACTCAGGTGGGCAGCACCTCTCAGCGCTCCTGAGAGACCCTGTAGGCGGACGCCTGACGAACCTGTACTGGGAGGGTAACGACAAGAAAGCGGATCTGTATATGGACGTGAAGCGCCGTACGGACGAGAAGGTGATACTGGACCTGGACAAAGAGGATTTCGTTATCCAGAGCACGTACTGGAGAGAGAACGAAATCACTCGAAGCATGACCAAGCGTCCTAGCATGACCTACTTCTACAGCGCCACGGTGCGCAGCTGCAGCGACTATATCTTTGCCGGGGCCTGTGAAGAGGGGTATGAAGGAACGGATACGCACAGTCTTTGGAACCTTTCCTGCTACCTGGCTCCCAGAATGCGCAGTGCTATTGAGGAAGCTAACCCGGCAGCAGCAGCAGCTATGGGGTATCTGCAGAACCTCGCTAGGCGTGTACCTGCTAGTCAGCATCTGCAGTGGAAGACTCCGCTAGGTGGGCTGGTGATGAACCGGTACTCTCAGCGAGAGGAGGTACGTGTACGTATTGACTGCATGAACCTGTCCGCCGTGCTGGTACACAACCGTGACTTTAAGACCTGTAATAAGCGCAAGGCCGCCTCTGGTATTGCCCCGAACTTTGTACATAGTCTGGATAGTACGCACTTGATGATGGTACTCTGTGCGGCAGAAGGTCTGGATATTGTCCCGATTCACGATTCGATGGCGACTCACGCGGCTGATGTAGATGCCCTGCACCGACATATCCGTGAACAGTTTGTGAAGCTGTACGAGGAGCACGATCTTCTGGGGGATATTACCAGGGCAGCTGCCGAAGCAGGGGCAGACCTGACGGACCTGGATATGCCTGCGGTTGGTACTTTGGACATTCGGCAAGTGCTAGAATCTCCGTTCTTCTTTTCATAAAAATTTAATGTTACAGGAGTAGGAATGAAGTTAAAACACACTAGTAAAACTTCCGACTATACTCTCAAGGTTCTGCATAAGTCTGACGATATTACAGACGCAGTGAAGCAACTGCATGAACTAGGCCACGGCATTAGTCGGGGCCTTACCACAGAGCAACACTATTGGAGAGTACTAAAAAGTATACTAGGTAAACAGTATATACTAGGAGTCTATGACTCCCGGGGCGATTTAGTAGGTGCTGCCAGTTACTACCCAGAAGCTATAGAGGACTGCCATTACGTAGAGCCTGTGTTGTATACAGACTTCTTCGTATTGAAACCAGGAAATAGTGAGGCAATGCTTGTAGTTATGAAGGGTCTGCAAGCAATCGCTAAGTGTATGCGAGCTGGGCGCATCGCTATTAGTCGCAATACATCGGATAATACTTACAAAACAACTTACCATTTAGTGAGGTCAGCATGAGCGGTGGATTAGGTAAACTGTTAGGTAAGGCCACGGATATGCTTGGCCTTACTGATAACGAAGGATTAGAGCAACAGCAGCGCATGGCTGAGCAGCAGGCTGAGGCAGCAAAACAGCAGGCAGCCTTAGAGGCGAACAGTGCAGCTGACAATATTGCTGAGATCAACCCCTCCGGGGCGGCCTCTGCATCTGCAGATGCAATTACGTCTGAGCAGAAGAAACGGCGACGGGCAGGGCAGAGCAACCCCCTGGGCCTGTAAGGAGGAAGCTTGGACTATAAAAAGACATTAGCGGAACTGTTCCTGGGGGACCAGGATGCTGGCGTACTGGATGCGTCAGAGAAGTTTGCTGAGTGGACGCTACCTACAATCTTTACCAGAGAGCTCTATACTGATGGGCGGCGTATGCAGCTTAGTCGAGACTATCAGAGTACAGGTGCTCAGCTGGTCAATACAGCAGCGACTAAAATTGTAGGTGCATTATTCCCGCAAGGTACTAGCTTCTTTCGGTTCTCTAAGAGTGCGGCCCTTGACAACTTTATTAGTAGTCTGGGAAGTTCTAGCACTGCGGAATCCCGTTTATCCGAGGTAGAGAACACCGCCTCTCAGAAGGTGTTTGAGAAGGATGGGTATGCTGCTAAGCTTCAAGCTGTGAAATTGCTGCTTATCACCGGGAACGCATTGGAGTATATCGATGAAAGAACCGGGAAATCCATTATCTACTCGGTCCGTAACTTTACCGTTCGAAGGGATGGTAGCGGGAACGTGCTGCGACTCATTATCAAAGAGCGCGCCAGCATCCAGGACCTACCAGAAGACATTCAAAAAGCACACTACAATGGTCGAGACCCATACAGCGACATTGATATCTACACTGCCGCTTGTCGTAAGATTAAGCACCTTCCAAATGGAGAAGAAGCAGTAAGCTATGAGGTGTATCAAGAAGTTGATGGCCGTCGCCTAGGCGAGAGCAGCACCTACCCTGAGCTGGAGCTTCCGTATAACGTATTGGTGTGGAACCTGGTTAATGGTGAGCACTATGGACGCGGTCTGGTGGAAGACTATGCAGGTGACTTTGCGCGACTGTCTGTGTTGACCGAAGCGTTGACCAACTACGAGATTGAAGCCTCACGTCTTATCCCTATGGTCGATGCCAGTTCAGGCTTGGACGTTGATGAGTTCTCTCAAGCCGAGACCGGTGAGGCAGTACAGGTTGGTGGCGGTGGTAGTAATGGTAACACCAAGTCCCCTGTAACAGCTTACGAGGGTGGTGCAGCTCAAAAGATTCAGTGGATTGCAAGCGACATTCAGATGCTTGAGCAGAAACTGGCCCGTGCGTTTATGTACACCGGCAATGCTCGACAGGGTGAGCGTGTAACTGCTTACGAGATTCGTCAGAATGCTAAAGAGGCAGAGTACGCTATGGGTGGTGGATTCAGCATCCTCAGTGACTCCTGGCTGCGTAAGCTCGCGTACCTGTATACTATCGTGGCATATCCTAAGTTCAAGGTGTACCTCACCGAGGGTGTAGTGGATATCAACGTGATGGTAGGTACTGCAGCACTGGCTAAAGCAGCAGCAGCAGATAAACTGCTAGAAGCTACCCAGGCTATGCAGCTGGCTATTCCTGTGCTCAAACAGCTTACTCCTCGCTTTAATGAGGATGCATGCGTAGATTGGTACTTGGATGCATACGGTATTGTAAGTGGACCGTTCATGCTCACAGAAGAGCAACTACAAGAGAAGCAGCAAGTTCAAGAGAATGCAGCGGCGGCATCGGCAGCTCAAGCGCAATCACAGGTACAAGACCTACAGGCAGCGGACCCAACCGTAGCAGGACAACAACTAGGCCTGTTACCGGGCTAACAACAGAGGTATAAATGGACGGCGTAGAAACCACTCAAACTAACGTAACAACTACCCAGGTAGAGAACCAAGGCGGCCCTAAGATTCCGGGTCTGGGCGCTCCTCTTAACGCCCCAAATAATCAGGGTGTGCAGGATGCGCAGATCTCTATGCAGCAGCAACAGGGCAAAGATTCCCCTGCACCTGCAGTAGTTCCGGCAGTAGCTCCAACACAGATTCCTCTGGATATCGAAGCCCTAAAAGCGGCCCTTAATGACAAGGGTGGCGAAAGCGCCAAAGAGCAGCCTCAGGAGCTGGCTCAAACAGGCAATCCGACAATTGATGCCGGTGTAGCAATGTTGAAGCAAGTCTCTGGGTTAACTGACTCGGACATGGTGCGGGCACTTAGTAAGGCCCTGGAGTATCAGGACCCTAACCTAATCGATACGGCCTTCATCAAGGAGCGCTTCGGTGAGCATGCTGCGTATGCAGAGCTGCTGGCTAAGGCGTATCTTGAAGACCAGGTGGGACAAGCCACTAAGGCTGTACAGGAAGCGTATGACCTCGTAGGCGGGAAGGAGAATTGGGAGGTAGCGGCGCAGCTATTTAATTCCAAGGCCCCAGAGCCTCTGCGTAAGGCTGCACGAGTCCTAGCTGATTCTGGTGAGCTTAAACAGGCAGCAGAGTTAGTGGCAGGTTATTGCCGTGATATGGGTCTTATCAAGACCTCAAATCCATTAGTACGTGGTGTCCCTGGCAACAATGCCTTGTCCGCTGCGGACTTCAAAGTAGAGTATGCTAAACTGCGTCAGGAGGCAGGGAACCGAAGCTTGGAATCTCAGCAGTTCAGTCAACGTTATCACGATTTACTCGCACGCCGTGAAGCCGGTAAACGCGTAGGTCTTTAATATCATTTAAAAGGAAAGTAATACATGGCAGATACTATTTATAAAGCTGGTGACACGCGGGCACACTGGGGCGGAGCGGCGTCCGACGTCGATATTCACCTGGAAGTGTACCAGAACGAAGTGGACACCCGCTTCCAGTACCAAGCGCTGTTCCTAGGCCTCTCTAGCCAGCGCTCTATCAGCGGCTCTAACACCTACCGTATCGACCGCCTGAATACCTCTGCGGTGAAGGGTCGTCGTTCTGGCGAAGCGCTGGATAGCACTCCGGTCCGTAACGATAAGATGATTATCGTAGTGGATACGGTGCTGTACATCCGTAACCCAATCGACTACCAGGACGACTGGACTGGTCCGGACTTCCTCTCTGAGATGGGTCAGAACAACGGTTCCGAATTCGCGGAGACCTTCGACCAGGCGCACCTGATTCAGCTCATCAAGGGCCGTTCCTGGGTTGCACCAGCGCACCTGAAGCCTGCGTTCAACGACGGTATTGAAGTCGGTGCCTCCATCCTCGTAGCAGGTAGTACGCCGGATAAGCAGCTGACCCAGGCTGAGATGGAAGCCAACGCCATGAACATCAACCTGGCTCACAAGGCCGGTATCGATGAGCTCATCAAGCGTAAGACCCCGCTGATGGATATGATTACTCTGGTGGACGTAGATACCTACTCCCGACTGTTGGAGCATCCGAAGCTGTTAAATCTCGAGTTCGGCGCAACCAACGACGACGGTTACAAGAACCGCCGAGTTGTGAAGATGAATGGTGTGCCGGTAGTAGAGTGCACCGAGTTCCCGACTGCTGCTGGTACGCATCCGCTGGGTACTGCTTACACGGTCACTGAGGATGATGCGAAATGTCGCATGGTAACTTTCAGTAAGTCCAAGACCTTGGTGACGGTAGAAGCTAAGCCGTTCACTTCTCGTATCTGGGATGACCAGCGCGAGTTCAACAACGTTCTGGACTGCTACGCGATGTACAACATCGGCCTGCGTCGTCCGGATACAGCGGCAGTGACTAAGTTCACCTTCACCACTAAAGTCTGATTGGAGGTTAAATGGCAGTGATCGCCGTGTTCGGTCTGGAGACTCTTCAAGCCAACGCTGCTCAACGTGAGGCGGTAAAAGCCGCCTCCGAGGTCGCGAAGCACATTCAAGTAGGTTCGGTCGAATCTGGCCGCAAAGCTACTAAGCGTACCCGCAAAGCTGTTGATGCAGTAGCTGATGCAGCAGCAGGTACAGAAACTAAAGAGTAATATGCGCCCCTGGTGCCTTCGGGTGCCGGGGGCTTTTTTTTGTCCCTGTCTTAAGGGTCCTAGGGGTCTTTAATAGAGGAACAAATATGAGAGAGTTGCTGATGTATGACCCAACGAGTCCTAGCGGGCTGCGTTGGAAGGTTGATGGTTACAGAAACACGTACCGGGCTGGGGACGTAGCTGGATGTACCCACTCTGGGACTACTGGGTATTATCAAATCGTTATTCGCGGTAAGAAATATATGAGTCATAGGGTGGTATACTTCTTAGTGCACGGGGAGTGGCCGGATACCGTAGATCACGTTAACGGTGATCGCAAAGATAATCGCATCGAGAACCTACGAGCGGCTACTATGCGACAGAACCTGTGTAACCTGACGCGAGCCAAAGGTTTCTACTTCTCCAAAGTAAGTCATAAATTCATAGCCCAAATATGCAATTACGGTAAGAATCGCACACTTGGCAGTTTTGACACTGCACTAGATGCGAGAGCTGCGTACCTGCGGGCTAAACTGGAAGAGCACGGTTTCGTGCCGGGGGTGGTTTATTCGTGAATTAGATGCTATTAACTTAACGCTGGAAGCCTTAGGGGAGTCTCGCGTTATGGATATCAATACTTCAAACCCTAGTGCGGGGTTAGCACGCTCTGCTCTCGCGCGTAATCGCAGAGGGTTGCTCAGTACTGGTTACTGGTTCAATGTAGTTGAGCGAGAGGTTACTCCTACGACTGACGGTTTTATTAAAATTCCGTGGAACCAACTAGCAGTATATGATGCGTGCTCCGATAATAAGTATGGTGTACGTGATGGAAACCTTTACAACCTGGTAGAGCAGGATGAATACTTCGATTCTCCTGTTAAGGTTAAAGTGGTGCTAGACCTCAACTTTGAGGACCTGCCGGAGCACGCTGCTATGTGGATTGCAAACTACACTGCTGCACAGGTGTACCTGAATGACCTTGGCAGTGATGGCAACTACGCCAACTACGCCGCAGAGGCAGAGCGGTACAAGTCCTTGGTGTTGCGAGAGCATCTGCGGAACCAGAAGTACAGTACAAGCAAGACCAGATTCGCACGTCGTATTCGTCGTGCACGCTTCGTGATTTAAGGAGAGCACATGGCCCAGTCCCTAGAGGGTACCATTCAGAGTCTGCTCCAGGGTGTTTCCCAGCAGATTCCAAGAGAGCGCCAGCCTGGGCAACTAGGGGCGCAACTGAATATGCTTAGCGACCCAGTGTCTGGGATACGTAGACGTCCACCAGCAGAGATTGTGTGGGAGAGTAATATTGATAATCCTAACCTCGACTCCCTGTATACTGAGTATGTTGAGCGAGGCATTGATGGTAGGCACTTGCTGATTAACACCAGCAACGGTAATTGGTGGCTCCTGTCCAAGAATGGCAAATCCATTGTAAATAGCGGGAACGACCCGTACTTCGTAACAACGGCAGGGCAAACCTCTATCCAGACTGCTAGCATTGCCGGGTTGACCTACATCCTGAATACGGAGATGGCTCCGAATACTACTGTGGATAATGCCGGGCGCATTGACCCAAGCACTACGGGATTCTTCTACATCAAGACAGTAGCTTTCCAGAAGCGTTGGGAAATTACGGTATCCTGGACAGGCGGTTTCGTATCAGGCTATTGCAATGCCGCTGATGCAAGTCACGCCGAATCAGCAGAGTGGATTTCAGCGCCAAACGTAGTTAAAGCCTTAGTCAACGGAGGCGTTAATAGTAGTGGTATAGGGGCAGCTATTAGGGCGGCTGGTGGTAATATAAGCTATTTCGAGGGGTACATATATATATCCGGGCTACCTAATCTTGTAGTCAGTACGTCCGCTGGGGATACGTATGCTATGGCATCTGGGCAGAGTAGGGTCCACCAAGAACAGGATCTCCCTGCGCAGTTGCCGGCAGAGGCTCACGGTGCAATGTGCCAAGTAGGTACAGCTTCAGCTGAGACGGCGTGGTATCAGTACAACTATAATACTCGTACTTGGTCTGAGGTTGGAGCCTACGGCAGTATCACTAAAATCACTAATATGCCACGGGAACTGGCTGCGGACGATAACATCATTGCCCGTGAATGGGAGGGGCGTCTCGCTGGGAACGATGAAAACAATCAGGACCCCGGATTTATTGAGAACGGCTATATTACAGGTATAGCAGCATTCCAGGGCCGTCTGGTGCTGCTTAGTGGTAGTGTAGTGGACATGTCAGCCTCTGGGCTGTATCAGCGATTCTATCGCTCTACAGTAACTTCTCTGCTGGATACAGACCGTATCAGCATTAGCTCGGCATCTGCTCAGGATTCCGTGTACCGTACAGCTATACAATTCAACCGAGACTTGATTCTGTTTGCAAATAGCATGCAGGCTGTAGTGCCTGGGTCAGTAGTGCTTACTCCAACTAACGCCAGTATTAGCATCACTAGCACCTACGAATGTGACAGCCGAGTAACGCCAGTAATGGCTGGGCAGACTGTGATTTACCCGAACAAGCGCAACAACAGCTACGCGGGTATTCTGGAGCTTATCCCATCCCCGTATACTGCCTCACAATATACTACGCAGGATGCGACTGTGCACCTTCCTCGGTATATCCCTGGGAGGGTGCTGCAGATGCAAAACTCCAGTGTCACTAATATGGCGTTTGTGCGTATGTCCGGACAGCGCAAGGGTCTGCTGGTATATGAGTTCATGTGGGGTGGACAGGATGGTGGTAAGGTGCAATCAGCCTGGCACCAGTGGACATTCCCGTATAATATCCTGAGCGTGCAGGCGCTCGAAGATGAGGTGTTCCTGTACCTACAAGGGCCAAGCCCGGGCAATAAACTTATGATTCTGTCTATGGACCCACGCGAGGGGTATAATCTCGGTAGCGAGTACACGGACGCCTACGCGGACTTACAGACACCAGTCATTGTAAGCGGAGGGGTGCTAGAGGTGCCTGTAGTGCTGCGTCCAGAGGGTTGGGCGGATACCTACAAAGAGGACTTAATCCTTACCTATCCAGCCAATAGCCCCATGGGGCCTACTGAGGTGGGGTTGCAGGGTATCGCTGGCACTAACCGACTCAGCGTAGTGCGGGGTGTTCCTGATGGGCAGTATATCCTGGGTCGCAGGTACAATAGTGCATTCACTCTGACTACCCCAGTACTCCGGGATCAGAATGATAAGCTAGTTGGTAGTGGGCACGTGCGCTTACTGCGTCTGGATGTAGCAGTACGTAACTCCGGGCACTTTGATGTGCATGTAACGGATACGCCCCGGGATGTTGATTGGAGTGGAGAACTCACAGGTATCTTGATGAACTCCAAGGAGCTGACGCTGGGGCAGGCCTTGCGTATGGACTTGGCTACCATCACAGTACCGTGCCGTACTAACGCGGACACTACCGAAATCACTTTGTATACAAAAGGCTCCCAGGAGCTTAACGTGCTGGATATCTCTTATATCCTGCGCTATAACCAACGCAGACGGAGAATTTAAGATGGGTATGTGGTGGGCCGCCGCCGCCCTAGCAGGCTCTAAACTGTTAGGTGTTGGGGCGCAGATTGAGGTATCTAAGGCACGTAACAAAGCAGTAATTCAGCAGACAGCGAAGCAGCTTAACGATATTGCTCTGCAACGTGCCCAGTCCAGGGACCGGACTGAGGTTGCTCTGTTCAACATACAACAGCAGAAGCTGCAGGCACAGAGCCAAGTAGGGTTACAGGCTGCGGCGTCAGGTACTATGGGAGCGTCTGTTAAGGATGCCGTAGCGACTGTAAATACCGTAGCAGACCGTCAGGAATCTGGTATCCGGGCCCAGCAGGCCACTCAGGAAGAAGGCTACCGCATGATGGTGGATAAGGCCGTGGATAGCGGATTAGCCAATATGGACCTGGAGAGCGGATACGACAAGATGTTTAATGCTGCCTTGGGCTTTGGTGGGCAACTGCTCGGGCAATACATAGGGAATGAACTATCCAAGAGCGCTCCCGATAGTACTGACACCGCCCCGGAGCCTGCAGCAGATAATTCGTTCTTGTATGACCTATGGGGCAGCAAGGGTAATAGCAAAGTACACACCTGGTAAACTAAGGGGAAGTAAATGCCTGTAATTCAACCCAACCGACAGGGCCTAAATATCGGCGGCGTGCAATTGCAGGCCAACGAGGTTAACTTGCCCTCTACAGTCGGGGATGTAGTAGTAGACACGCCCAAAGCAAACCGCCTTGCAGCACTTTCTGGCTTCGTCCAGGACTTCGGTATAGGGTTTGATGCAGCAGTAAAAGAAAATGCAGCAGCAGCCACTGTGCGAGGTGCTATGGACGCCCAGGGTGCAGTAGATGCAATGGCCTCTAAAGATGAGGCAGTACAGAAGCAGAATATGTTTGTACGAGAAGCCTACCAGGATGGTTATGTATCTGCTGCGGCCTACGATTCTCTAGCTAAGTGGCGCACGGATAGTATTACTCGCGCTAAGAAGGCAGCTGAGGCTGGGCTGACTGATGAAGAGTTCCACCAGCAGGAGCAAGAGCATGTCCAGGCTATGTCTGACAAGCTCGGTATGTATCTTCCGGATATGTCCAAACAGTCCGCTACGGCGGTACTGCAACAGCTCCGTGCAACCAGCTTAGCTAACTATACGGCCTTCCAGAAGGGTCGCGCAGAGTTTGCGGTAGTACAAGCAGATCGTGCGCTGGACCGTGGGCTTAGCTCCTCTGTTGATGAGTTCTATCAGCGCCTGAATGCTGGGCAGGGTGCAGCAGCACAGATGTCAATTAAGACAGGACTGGATAGTATTCTAGCGGCTGAGCACCTGGATAAATCCAAGAAGCTAGACCGGGCCAAGCAGTACCTGGTCAGTGTAGCACAACAGACCCAGGACCCTTTAATCATCAACCAGTTGCAGGAGATGGCAACAAAAGAGCTGGGCGTCAATGCTGTAGACGTCAACGCTGCCTTGTATCAGGAATTTAAACGTGCTGGTACTCAGATTGAGACTCAGGCGCGCTTTGAAATCTCTGATGCAATCCAGTCTCTTGAGGGGCAATCCCCGGAAGAGCAAGAGCAGACAATGCAGTATATCCGCAACCGCGTGATTGAGCTATCTGCTACGGATGTACTGAGCCCTGGCACTAGTATGGAGTTCTGGAATAAAGCTCAGACTATTAGAGAGAAGGCTGCTGATACACAAGCATTACGCACAGCTATTACTGGTAATATCCCAAGCTCAACACTGGCAGGTATGTTCCAGGGAGATCTGGATAAGGCGCGTACGCAGATACTGAAGAACTTCCCAGACACTCCAGAGGGGAACTTGCAGCTACTGGCTTATGGTAGCAATAGTAAAGATGCGTGGGCCATCAATGAAGCACACAAGCGCATGTCCTCGGATATGGCGCGCACCCTCACTACACTGGACCAGTTAGGTGAGGATGGGCAGGTGTCCAAGGAGAATGTCAATAGCATCAACCTATGGGCCCAAGCATATAGCACCAGTACCGACTTAGGTAAGATGGCCCTGCTATCTGAGGTCCCATCTGAGTGGCAGGGGGTGGTTCAGAAGGCCATTGCACAGAACCCCAATAACGCTAGCAACACCATTCTGGACGACCTGCGTCGCCAGGCCCGTAACAAGGCTAGCGGGCGCTACAGCAACATAAGTAGCAACCCCACAGATAAAATGGTGGATCCGAGTCACACTGCTAACTGGTTCAGCTTCTTCGGTACAGCGGACGCACAGCGCCAGGAAGCGCGCGCCGCTATGGAGGAAGAGTATCGGTACGTATATAATCACAACCCAGAGGCGTTAGTTGGTAAGGATCCTGATGATATCAACACGATGCTCAAAGGTAACATCCAAGCCCGTAAGCTGGAGTTAGATATCTCTGGGGCTCCTCGGCACGTGTACCTGCCAGCCGGGACTTCTATTCAATCCCTAATGGGGGATTATAGAGGAGACCAGGAGCAGTTCAAGGCGTCTCTGCAACAGCAGATTCAGAGCCAGGTCAATGCCTTAACTGACCCTAGCAACCTTGAGCGCGTAGTAGTGCAGGCTGCTACAGCAGGCAACTCAGCGCAGAACATGACTGTTACTGTATTCGACAAGAAGGGAACCTTCCAGACTATGTCAGTGAACCTGCGTGACGTTCAAACCACTGCGCAAGATGCATACAACAAAGCCCTAGCCGGTGAGATGAAGATTGGCAGTGAGCAAGTAGGTGTCCGTCCAGTTACCTTCTACGATCATGACAACGGCAGGGTTGTAAGTACGCAGGTCAATGGTCGTAATGGGGCTGGTGTAGAACCTTCTTTATTTAGTGAGATTCTCGCCAATACCATGCAGTTTGAGGGATTCCGAGAGGGTAAAGGCAACGGTAGTGTAGGCTTCGGCCTGCACAACAACTCCGGTATGCCTGTTCCGAAGAAAGTTACTATTGACGATGGTATTAGTATTCTGAAATCCTCCCTGGAGCAGCAGTACATCCCTAACGTGAACAAACAGTTGCGCGGGCAGGGCCTAAGTGCTTCTGCGGATGCTATGAAGGTCATGGTTGACTTGAACTATCATGGTGGCAACGGGAGTTCTGGCCCTGTAGCAGAGGCCGTGGCACAGGTACGTAAGGCATCTAAGACCCCTGTAGGGGCTTACCAGTATCCTGTATCGGAGGCCCAGGGTAAGGCTTGGCAAGCACTTCGCAATACCCCAGCTTACAAGCAGGCACAGCCTAAACGTAAGAAATATCTGGAGCAAGGACTGCGTAACTGGATGTTTGAGGTAACACACTAACAGAGGCCCTTCGGGGCCTCCCCTTATCAAAATTCTTTTAGGAGATATTATGGCTCAGTTTCTGAACCGAGAACCGAATCCACAGGAAAAGGATTCTGCTAAGGGCGCAACACTTAAACCTGCGCCTACAAGCGTAGATTGGAATGACGCAGGAGATGGTGGACTGAATGCACTACAGCGTTCATCTATACTGGCCCAGGCTAAAACCCCTGCAACGTCAGCAGGAGAAAGCTTTGCTGCTGGAGTTGGTAACAGCATTATAGCTGCAGCCATTAGAAAGGCCTCCTCCCCAACATTCGTCCCAGAGCAGGGGTTTGATGCTAAGAAACAACTAAGCACCGACTCCCGAGCTAAGCTCTACACTCCTAATCAGGAAGAGATTGATTACTTGCACGGGGCGGTGTCCCTGGATGATTATAATTATCGCATTCAGGCTATGCTAGAACAGCGTGACCGTGACCGTCAGATGTCTGATAACACGGTAGCTGGATTCGCCGGTGCACTGGCTGGTGATTCTCCGTTTATACTGGCTCCGATGTCAGCGGCGGGTATCGCTGGTCGTGCTGGCTTAGCAGTGCGTACTGCTATCCGTGCAGCGGATGTAGGTACAGCTGTCTATGCGCAGGACCAATTAGGGCAGTCTGCGGCAGTCACTGCTCTAGTAGCAGGCGTAGCCGGTCTAGACCAACTCTGGGATATCCGTAGGGCAGTGCGCGCGTCTACGGTAGCTGCCTCAACTACGAGAACTGCTGAGACCACACCTAATACTGCTACGGCAACTTCCCGCACTGCTCCGGAAGAAGTAGTAACAAGTCGCAATGGGGTAGATTCCCCCGCTGGTCCTTCTAATGCGCAAGCTGATAGTGCTGCGGCTGCTAAAACCACTGACGGTTTACCAGAAGGTTTAAGCTTGAACGTGCTGGATGACGTAGAGCACCACGCTTACTCTGGTGTACGTGTACCTGGTATAGAGGTAGAAGTAAATCGTGGAGATAAGTTGGTTGGTGTTGTGCAGGCTTATCGTGTAGGTGACGATTTACAAGTAGCACATGCTTGGGTTGACAAATCCCTGCGTGGCAAGGGAGTAGGCGCGAGTATGTACAAAGCACTGGTTAGGCGCGCTACTGATGCAGGGTATGGCAACTTGTTGTCTGATAGCTCCGTAACTGCGTCTGCTCAGCAGATGTGGCGCAAACTTGGTGCTACCAAAACCAAAGATTTTAAAGAACTAACGGATGGTATTGAAGGGCAGCGTTATGCGGTCTCTGCGGATGAAAAGTCCCCACTCTTTACTTTGGACTTGAAACGTCCTGTGTTTGACCCAGATGCGCCTACAACTCGTACAGCAAGGGATACTAATGTTACAGGAGTAGGAGAAGGGGACACAATACTCACTAAGGTACTGGATGAACCGATCAAAGTCCTCAGAAACAATACTACTACTGTTAACATTAAAGCGCAGGACGTGGTTCGATTCCTAAAGACCTCTGAGCATTTATCTAAGGGTCAGAAGGCTATCCTGGACACCCTGGGCGATGCAGTACAGGACATTGATTTTAAGTTGGTGGCAGGCTCTTCTAACCGTAGCCACTACAGCTTTCCACTGGTATCAAGAACTGATAGAGGTTTTATATCTTTACGTGCCCCTAAGAAAGCTAATGGAAGTACTTGGGCAACTGTAGGTGATGCCCTACGCGCCATGGACGCCGATACTAGTCGAGTAGCAGTGCACGAACTGATTCACGCTGCCACCACTAGGGCCCTTAAGCGGAACCCTGAAATTGCTAGTAAGCTGGAAGAGGTGCGCGCTGCAATAGCAGCTGATTCAACACTCAGTGATAAGCTTAAGTATTATGCAAGCGATGTGCACGAGATGTTAGCTGGACTAGGTGATAGCCCTGAGTGGGTGGAGTATCTCTCTAGAACTCAATCCCCTACCGGTAAGAGTATGCTCCGCCAGATTGGTGAGTACATCATGAATGCCCTTGGGATCCGTACTAAAGGTTCCGCTTTGGAAGATGTACTGGATGCATACGAAGACGCTGTTAAGTGGACCGCAAAAGATTACGCAGAACAAGTTCAGAGTTTCCGCAGCGAATCCTTCCAGGACTTAGCGGATACATCGGTTAAGAACGAGGCCTTGAAAGCTCAGGCTATGATGGACACGGCCAAGCGTAAGCTCGCCACTATGTTCTCACTCTATGACAATATTGCAGAGGGTAGCGAGGACCTAGCACGCTTACTGGTATCTGATGCTACTGCTGTAGGCGGTCGTAAACCGTCTGTGGTGGACTTCAAGCGTAACCTTACGTTGGAGATGGACGCTAGTGCTAGTGTAGTTGAGGACGCTATACTTGGTGCCCTCAAGGCCAAAGGTGTAGGTTTCCTAGACCGCTTCTTCCATCGTAGCAACTTCCGAGCAGCCCGTGCGGACTTAGAGGGTCGCTTGGGCCGTTACCTGGACTCTGCGTACAGCGCTGAGGTTAACGGACGCCCCGTGCCTCTGCCGGACTCTGACTTAGTTCCGCTTGTTGAGGCGTACCGCAACTCCGGCTGGGCCAGTAAGTGGCATGACCACATGACCGCTGCCGGTTTAGTGGATGAAGGTACTCTGGTTAAATCAGACTACTACTTCCCACGCCAGTACAGCTACGATAAGATGCGCCAGGGTATTGCAAATGGGCGCTCTCTGGACAACTATCGGGACCTGTTCCGTCAGGCACTGCGTGATGTATACCCATCTATGGAGCCAGAAGTCGTCCAGCGCGTCGCTAAGGAAATGGTTGATGGTATCTACAACGGCCGCGCCGCTGCTTCTGGCCCTATGTGGAAGCAACTCATCAATGGTATGGGTAATGATGAAGTAGTCATGGCTATGCGTAATGCTGGTGTAGATGAAAGTGCAATCCAGAGCTTCCTGGCGGGTAACGTCCGGGAATCTGGTGCTACATCTCCTGCTCGGAACCTGCGTCAACGTACCCGCTTCAACATGGATAAAGAGTACATCGTGGATGGTCAGGTTATGCGTATGCAGGACCTGATGGATACTGATGTAGCCAAGGTAATGCACGGTTACACCAACCGCATGTCTGGTCGTGTAGGTATGGCTTATGCTGGGGTATCTGACCTCAAGGTGCTGGAGACGATGATTAACGAGTCCAAGCACGCTCTGGCTGATTCCGGTAAGTGGGAGAAGACCGTTAATGACACCATCGACTTTATCTTAGGTGGGGCACCAGCCGACGCCGGTCAAATGCCGGACCTGCTCCGTGCAGCCGGTAACATGGCCAACGCTACCATGCTTAAGAACTCTGGGTTGTACCAGCTTACTGACACCGCTCTAGCGCTGAAAGAGTTTGGTATGTCCCGAGTACTCCGCAGTATGCGTGAGCAGCCCTGGTTTAAAGAGGGTGCCGTAGCTATTCATAATCCGGACATGGCTAGTCGCCTGGATACAATCCTACGTGGTAGTATCCAGAAGGAGATGCGCTTCCGCTGGTTGAATACCTATGCAGACGATAACTTGGATCTGACCCGTCAAGCCTCATGGTTTAACGTCACCCAGAACGTTGGACAGGCTGCGCGTCACGTCAACGGTATGAGTATGGTACATCGACTGCAGGTTAACCTTAACTCAGGTATTGTAGCGGATGAACTCCAGCAGATGTTCAAGGGCGACGCTGAGGCGTTTAAGCGTCTGGAACGTTTCGGTCTTACTCGTGAAATCGCTGACCGGGCTATTGCTGCTAACAAAGCTAATCCTGGTGCTATGTTCCAGCCGGACCTGCAAATGCAGATTGAGGTGGTAGGTACCAGAATGATGGACTACCTGGTGCAGCAAGTACGTACCGGTGAGACCTCGCACTTCGCACAGTTTAACCCTATTGGCAAGATAATTGTAGGTTACCAGAGCTTCGCCCTGGCTGCCACCAACAAGATTCTCCGCCGAGAGCTGAACGATGCTGGGTGGATTGGGGTTGCACACATCATGGCATACCAGTTCCCATTGATGCTTCTAGCAACTATGGCTAAGCACGGTATGGATGGGAAGGACGTAGACACCCAGGAGTTAATCAGCGAATCCGTGATGGGTATGAGCGCCATTGGTGGTATATCCCTACTGCAGGATGTGTTCCTTGGGGATTCCCCACGTCATTCCTTGGCGTCTATGGGTTACGTCACTGGGCTGCTGGGTGCCGTGCAAGCCCTGGCCACTGGGGATATGGATATCCAGACCTTCACTAAGCAGGTCCCGTTAATCCAGGAATTTGCACCTACGCGAGCTATCATCAACAACTTCGGAGACGATTAATATGGCTGAGGAGAATAGGGCCACAGTGGTCTATGATGAGACCAGCCCCAGTGGGTTGCGGTACGTAGCCAGCAGGTTTAAGTCTAGAGTAGGAGCCCCTGCGGGGGCCTTAAACTCCAAGGGCTATTATGACCTACGCTCTGCGCCTACTGGGTGTAACTCTAGGATGGCGCACGCCGTTGTGTGGGAACTACACAACGGGGGCATTCCAGAGGGGTTTGAAGTTGACCACATTGATGGCAATCCAAGTAACAACCGAGTAGAGAATCTACGTTTGGCTACCCGTTCTTTGCAGGCCTTTAACCGGGGAACACGAACCGACAAGCGCTCAGGTCTACCTAAAGGCGTATTCGTTAACGGTACAGGATTTATGGGGCGGACGTCTCGGGATGGTGTTCGTATATCCAAGACTTTTAGCACTGTAGAGGAAGCTGCCGCCTGGGTTGCCGAGGCCCGTAAAGTCTCGGCCGGGGCCTGGGTGCGTAGCTAAGGAGGTCATCATAGCTTACTCATGGCAAGAGCAAATTAAGCCAGCTGGTACCCAGGATATCCAGTGCGATATTGAGTATTTGGACAAGTCCTATATTCATGTATACCTAGACGGTGCGGAAACCACTGGGTACACCTGGACCAGCGCTACTAATATAAGATTGAATTCGGCCCTAACTGCGAGCACTACAGTGCTTCTCATTCGTAAGACTGAGCGCGAGTATCTGTATATTGAGTTTGCTAGCGGCTCTCCGTTCATCGAGGTGAACGTAGATTCTCAAAATACACAGTTCTTGCACTTGGCGCAAGAGCTTGTGGAAGGCAGGGCTATCCCCGGATTCTACGGGGATATAAGCATGAACGGGTACCGCATCACGAATGTATCAGACCCGGTGGACTTGCAAGATGCTGCTACCAAGCACTACGTAGACTCTCGTATTGATGCAGAGCACGCCGCTCGGGTATCCGCTGATGCCACCATCAAATCCTACGTTGTTTCTGAGGACGCCAGGCTAGACGCCCGCATCGACACAGAACGCGCCGCTAGGAAGGCTGCGGACGATGCCTTGAGTATGCGTACCTCTGCTCTGGAAAACACCTTTATAAGTGGTGTAGAAACAGTAAGCTACCCGTGGAGCACGGTGCTTACAGAGGATACAGACGAGGTAACTCCAGGGCTAAAGTTTACTAAGGCTATAGTAGAACTTAATGGTGTTGGGCAGATTCGTGGCTACAGTTTCGAGATTGTAGATAACACCATAATGTTTGCCGAGACTCTCCCTGCAGGAACGATCGTAGCTGCTCGATTAGGTGCTGACGTAACTGCAGGGGATGGTTTCGCTACACAAGCATCTGTAGACCACTTAGCCAACTCGTTAGGGGCTTTGGCGTATTCAGGTAAAGCAGGAGCTGTGGCGGATGCAACCGGTGCTGCGGACGTAGTGGATCAACTAAATGCATTACTAGCAGCACTGCGTGCCAGCGGGGTGCTAACATCCTAACAGGGGGATCATATGGCAGGGGCGGCTAAACGCAGTCGTCTCTCGGAGCTGCACCGCATGTTCACAGAGGCTTTGATTGAAGAGATCAAACAGTCTAAAGAAGATGAAGTGCCGCTCCCGGCCGCAGATAAGTCAGTCATTGCCAAGTTCTTGAAGGATAATGATATCACCGCGGATGCAGATTCCGAGGAGATGCAGGACCTACGAGATGAGTTCGATGACGAACTAGCGGCGCGCAGAGAGGCGCGTAAGCAAGAGATTTTAAACAAGATTAATGGTTCAGACTCCGAGGACTTACTAGAAGGAATTGTCTAATGATATCGGTGAAGACTGCGCGACGATTGCGCATGCTCAACCAGAAACTTACTGGTTATAGTGTGAATCCACGCAGTATTCCCAAAGAGGAGCGCGAGGATATCGCCATGATGATGGCGGCTACCCTCAGTAATTTCAGAGAGTTCGCATACATCGGTATGCGCTTCCTGGGCTTTACTCTCACGGACATGCAGGCTGACATTGCAGAGTATATGCAGAAGGGCCCTAGGAAGCGCATGGTAGCTGCGCAGCGTGGTGAGGCTAAATCTACACTAGCTGCGCTGTATGCTGTCTGGCGGCTCATCCAGGACCAATCCTGCCGTATACTGATTGTATCCGGTGCGGAGAAGCAGGCGTCCGACGTTGCGAACTTAATCATTCGTATGCTGGAAACCTGGCCTCTGTTGTGTTACCTGAAGGCCGACCCTACTCGTGGGGACCGTACTTCATTTGAAGGCTACGACGTCAACTGTGACTTGAAACCGCTGGATAAGTCTGCCAGCGTAGCTTGTGTCGGTATCACTGCATCCCTGCAAGGTAAGCGTGCTGACCTCTTAATTCCAGACGATATTGAGACCACTAAGAATGGCTTGACACAAACCCAGCGTGAGCAGTTGCTGATGATTTCGAAAGACTTCGCAGCTATCTGTACGCACGGGGATACACTGTACCTGGGTACACCACAGACCAAGGACAGTATCTACAAGACCCTGCCGGGGCGTGGCTTTGAGGTCCGAGTGTGGCCTGGACGCATCCCGTCTGTTGAAATGGAAGAACGATATGGAAGTACACTTGCTCCTTATATACTGCAGCTCATTAAGCGGGGTTATAAACGCACCGGCTTCGGCGTCGACGGGACACTAGGGGAGAGTACCGATACTGGTCGCTATGACGAGGATGCACTGATTGAGAAGGAACTGGACTTTGGTCCGGAAGGCTTCCAGCTGCAGTATATGCTCGACACAACCTTGTCTGACCAGATGCGTACCCGTATTAAGCTATCGGATATGCTTGTGTACTCTGGCAGCCTAGACTCCTCTCCTGAGACCTTCTCCTACATTGCAGACCGCCGGTACTTGTACCAGCATGAGCATGAGGGGATTATGGGTCAGCAGATGTACTCTCCGGCATTCTATGGGGATATGCATCTACCGTATCAGCATAAGGTGCTAGTGGTGGACCCAGCCGGCTGTGGTGGGGATGAAGTATCTTATGCTGCAGGGGGTGCTGCAAACTCGTACATTCACTTGTTCTCCGTTGGGGGTTTCCAAGGAGGCGTAAGCACTGAGAATATTGATAAGCTCATTGATTTGTGCGTAGAGTTAGACATCTCTGATATGGTGGTGGAGAGTAACATGGGTCACGGTACTGTGTCTATGCTTATTCTGAACCGCTTACGAGAGCGTCACCTTGCTGGTATTGGCGTGCGCGACATCAACAACACCACGCAGAAAGAGCGTCGTATTATCGACACAATCAGCCCGGTGACTAGACGACATCGCCTGGTGGTGCATGAGCGAGCTATTCAAGACGATATTGGGACTTGTATGCTCTATTCCCGAGACCGTCGATGGTTGTACTCTGCGTTCGCACAGCTCGCAGGTATTACGTACGACCGAGGGAGCCTAGCGAAGGATGACCGAGCAGATGCCATTGCTATGATGGTGGCAGTACTGAATGGACACCTGGTAGAAGACGAGAAAGTAGTAGCTGAGCGTGAGTCCGAGAAGATGGCCCTGGCCTTCATTGAGAACCCACTGGATTGGGCACAGAGTAAATTGTCTAAGGGACTTCGCGGTGTAGCGGCTCGGTTGCAGAACCGTGGCAGGGGTAAACAACATAGAGTAAGAAGATAATGGCATCAATCATCGCGGCTAAAGCTGCGGACGTCCAGTACGCTATTGTAGGTAAGAGTCAGAACCTCGAGAAAGAGGTGGCCCCGGATTATAATGCCGGGTTTATTGGTACAGGTGCACTGAATAAACTCAACGCTTTCTTTACCTACATGGAGTCCCAGGGATACTCGGCTACAGCTACTGGCGAGTCTTTTAAGGCTGACGGCACCTTGCAGGCTCGTCTATTTTCTATGCTATTCCAACTTAGCAAGACAGGTTATGTAGCACTCACTGGTACCGGTATGCCCTTAGGTGAGGACTCTGGTACTGACTTCGACAATTCATTCAAGGCCCTACAGGCGTCTTTCGTTGCAGCTACTAATGCTGCTGCGGTATAATAGGAGAATCTATATGGCAATTGCAAAAGCGACCCAAGTGCAACAGCAGGAGCTGCTGCGTCAGCTGAACATTCTCGGTAAGGATCTGTATGCTATCCTTACCCAGCCACAGGATGTAGTCCAGACCGGCGCAGCGTTCGACGCTAAGATTGCTGCCCTAGAAACAGCTATTACCGCTGTGAAGTCGGCTAGCTAATGTATAAACTGGTCGCTGGGATACTGCTCGCGGTTACTCTGACTGGTTGCTCAGCGACCTCTGCACTAACCGGCTTAGTTGGCTCTAAGCCGGAAGTATCTGCACAGGTTGGTGCTGAGAATACTAAGCAGGTACTCGGGCTGAATAATAAGGTGGACTCCAGCACCACCAACAAAACTGATGTACAGGATTCTAACGTAGGTACACTGGATACTTCTAGCAAGAAGCAAGTGCAGACTATTAGTACTGGCACAATCCAGGCAGAGCGCCTACAGGTAGTTAACAATGATAGTTACAGCCTTATCCTCGCCGGATTAGCAGGGGCCAGCATTCCTTTGGTCTTCCTAGTAACCATTCTGGTGATTCGTAAGCTGTTCAGGAAGAAGGGTCAGCAGGATGATTAAAGTAGGGGATTTAGTTGGGGCAGACCTCGCTACCCGGGCAGGGGCAGCTGTTACTGGTGCCACAGTCTCAGGAGGCTGGTTGGCGGAGTTAATGAGTTGGAACTGGAGTGTGATCAGCTTCATTACTGCGACGGTATGTGCAGTGCTAACCCTGGCGTGGAATGCATACTATAAACGACGCACATACAAGCTCCTAGAAGAGCACGCACGTAAGGGGGCGATTAAATATGAGTTTAAGGACTAGGGTTATAGCAGCACTCGCCGGGGCGACCATGCTCGGCGGAGCTATTACTGAGGTAGTCCAACACAACGAGGGTTTGAGCCTTACAGCATACAAAGACAGTGCAGGCATCCCTACAATCTGCTACGGGGAGACAAAGGGCGTCAAAATGGGCCAGAGAGCCACACTGAGCGATTGTCAGAAGCAACTGGTAGGATCAGCAGGAGAGCATGCAAAGGCTCTTGACGGGCTTCCTATGCAGCTCTCTGACGTAGCCTTAGTTGGGTCCATAGACTTCATTTATAACATAGGCGTAGCCGGCTTCAATGACAGCGCCGTGAAATGGCATCTCAAAAACCTTGATTACGCAGCGGCTGGAAAGGCTGTGCTGGACTGGCGTTACATTAGTAAGTACCAGCAGAAGTCCCCAGGAACTGGTTGGGTTTATAAGGGTGGCAACCGCTGGATTTTTGACTGCTCCCAGTATACTAACGGGCAGCGCAATAAGGTATGCTGGGGCCTATGGGAACGTAGGCAGTGGCAAGCAAAGGCTATTGGTAATCGGTATGACTCATTGGAGTCTGCTGTTAATGCACTCATGAAAGGACAGGGGATATAATGGCACTTACAAATTTAATTTACAATGCGAGCAAGAATAATGACCGTGAACAGTGGCGTCGTAGTCTTGTAGAGGCAGGGTTAACACTTGTTGATGGTAGCTTTGAAGAGGGTGCTACTGCAAACAGTAAAACTGATGCTGTTTGGCATATTGCCGGTGGTCAGTGTTATACGTGGGATGCCACATTCCCTAAAACCGTTCCTGCTGCCTCAACCCCAGAAACTTCTGGTGGTGTTGATTCAGGCGCATGGGTGAGTGTTGATGATGTGGTGCTGCGGCAGACCCTTAGCAGCGATGAAGGGTTTGATGTCGTTTCTGGTAAAATTGGCTTACCGGGGGCTGTTAAACAGTCATTAAAAGAAGCTCTCTCTGTAAGTGTAAATATTATTAGTTTTGGTGCAGATCCTACCGGCATTAAGGATAGTTCCGACGCAATACAAGCAGCTATTGATGCTGTTTACGCACTTGGGGGTGGTGAGGTATTTATACCTAAATGTACCGGAAGTGCAGGTAATCAGGGCGTAGGCTACCGGGTAACAAAATCTATAATGCTTAAGCCATTTGTTAATCTAAGGGGTGAAGGTATCAACTCGTGTCTTAAAGCCTACAGTGATCTCGGTAAAGGTCTGTTGGTTTTGATGCATGGCGGCGGGATATCTGGTCGTTATTTATATAATTTCCTCTTGCAGGGAAATGGCACAGGCATAGGGATTGGTACAGATATTGAATCCACTGCTGAGGCAGAACAGCAAATTTACGGTTTCGATATCCAGGGTGTTTGCGCTGAGGTGTTTGAAATAGGGATGCAATTACAGGGGTTGTGGCATTCTACGTTACGTAACTGCACTACTAGTAGCTGCCGTATGGGGTTACATCTATGGGGACAAAACGTTTCTATCAATATCACGGGATGCCATTTCCGCCGTGATCATTATTCTACATTGGGTAACACGTTTGGTATTCGCATCCAGCCTAGGGTGTATGCGTGGAGTCCTGACCAGAGTTCAGGATCTCGTAGTGAAGCCATCATTATTGATGGGGAAACTATGTGTATTTCCGTAGATTATGGCATCTATGTTGATGACTGCCTGGACTTGCAGATGAGTAATCTGGATTTGGATTACATTCGAAAGACTGCCGTGGCTATTATTAACGTTAATGGTGGATTTAACCTGTCAGATTCATGGATAGCTGGCGATGCTGCGTCCACAGAGCAATTTTTTGCAGTTTCTTTAAACGCCAACTCAATCCAACAACAGAAATCAATTACTGGTTTGCACTGTAATTTGCATAATGCCAACCCCCTCAATAATAACATTGGTATTAACATTACTAAGAGTGTTGGGCCTGTATACATCGGCCAGTCTACGTTTGTCGGTGGGTGGTCGGGCATAGCAATTTTTAACCATACCGATGGGGGTATTGTTATTGATTCATGTACTTTGGCAAATCAGTTGTACCTAACTGGTTCTAGTGATGTTGTGGTGCAAAATTCTGGATTAACTGGTATTGAGGAAACATTGAAGCCTACCAATTCTCATCATTACTATCGTTCTAATAGAGGCACACCTGCCACCAATGGGGTAGTAAATGTACCTGTTGCTGGGGGGGCCACTTCAGGAACACTAGCTATACCTAATGCAGACACAACTAAGTCGTATAGCGTTCGCCCATGGGCAGATAACCCAGCTACTGTAAACGATACTGCTTCCTGTTCTGCTGGTGTAATTACAGTAAACAGACCTATAGCAGTAGGTGTCCCACTTCCAACTACAGTGGAATACTCATTGTTTTAACCAAAGCCCCTCCCCCCCCCCC